GATAGTATTGAGCCTGCTGCAGTCGTTCTTCAAGTTCACGCTTTTGGCGAGTAAGCTGGCCGATGCGGTCAAGCAGGCCCTGCGGGGGTTTCGCAGAGCTTTCATCGGGAGCAGCATCGTGGGGAACGCTATCTGCTACCGTTTCTTGACCAGCATCGGCCACAACGGGAGCCTCGACAGCGGCTGGTGCCTCTGGCGGTGCCGCGCCCTGCTCTCCGTCACTTTGGCGCATCGCGCCTTCCCAAAAATTCAGCATCAAAGTTTTCATGTTAGGCTCCTGCACCGTGTTTCATTTGAAGGACGCCCTCACGTCCTCGACGCAACGTAGCGTCTTTCACCAAGGCATCATATATCTCTTGCTTCAAGTTGTCATCCATGTTCGTAGTCAATAACTGCGTCAAAGTGGTCCTAGCAGCATCAAGATAAAGCGCCCAACAGGACGACACATACGCTTCGCGATCTGGATACTTTTCATAAAAATCGTTTGAGCGTCCAGCGTTCTTTTCATAGACTTCCTGCGCCATTTCCATCGCAGTTTTCGCCACCAGTTTATGGGCATGTGCGCCTTTTCCCGGCAACCTAATCAACGGCTCTCTTGACATTCTTGGCTCCTATAGTGTGAAGGGGGAAGTTCCCCCTTCTGTTAATACGGCCACGGGTTTGTGGCGTAATATTCTTGAGTGTTGCGGCCACGTTTGGCTTCTCGCTGTCCAAATAACGCATCAAGCGCAGCAGTAAACTGGTAATTCAGGTTAGGTTCAAACTGACCTGCATTATATTCTTCCGGGCGAGTTGGCGGCAACGGTGCACCCTTCTGTCCAGCACCTCTTGCTCCTTTTTGTGATTTACCTGTCGGTGCGGAAGGAGCCGCAGCAGCGCCCCCTCGACGTGAATAAATATCTAAAGGCGGAAGTTGCGCAACTCGGCGTTCGCTCGGCAATTCCACTGGCCCCATCTGACCATGGAAAGTCGGATGCAGAGCTGCAGCTTCCGGCGCATTTGTAGGCTGCAATGGATTATTCGAAAAATAATCCATCGCCATTGGAAAAGCTGCACCAGCGGCACCAATTCCGGCCATCGTGCCCCACGGCAGCCCTCCGCGTCCAGCATTTGAGACATAGGGATATGCCCCCGCAGCCATGCGAGAACCCATCGACGTTTCGCCGCCATAACCCGGACGACCCTGCGGGCCACCGATGCCATAGACTTCCGACCATTCACCCTCAATCGGGCCTCGCTCATAGCCCAAACGCGGCGCACCCTGCGGACCGCCAATCTGACGAGGAGCTGCACCCTGCGGGCCGACAGGCTCATAAACCAGTCCACCCTGCCGATACGGCGCAACTGCGGAGCCCATTTCCTCCGGAGTGTATTCGCCATACATTCCGCGTGAAGCACCTGTGCTCATTCGACCACGGCGATAAGCGTCCATCATGTTCTGATCGAACTTGTTCATCGGCGTCGGACCAGTAGTCGTGCGGCCCATGCCACCCGGAGCATACGACTCAAAGTCCGTGACAGCCATTTCCGGCGCATAACCCTGCATACCAAACCGCCCAGTCGAAAGGCCGACTTGGTTCTGCTGGAACGGCGTCATCGGACGCATCGACGTGCCCATTTCCGGCGGGACATTGCGATAATACGGCGCAGCCGGAACAGGCTCCGGGGGCATATAGCCAATTTGCGGTCTAGGGGGAAGCACTTCCCCTTCGATAGCCGCAGGCCCTGCAATTTCACGGCGAGCCGCTTCCTGCGCTCCTTTTTTGGCCCCAGCTTTTGCACCTTTTTTTGCAAGTCCTCTCAGCGCCGCCAGAGGCAAAAGGTCCTCCGCAACACTTACAGGATTCTGCCGAAATGTTTCCATCGCAGTCGGCAAATTTTTATAACGTCTGGCATAATGCCCATAAGCACGAGCTGCTGCCTCTTGCGGGTGCATTGCATAATAACCAACACCCTGCGCAGCCTGGAGAGGATTTGTGGCTACATCATACATGCCCTGCGCGGAACCCATTAAACCTTCCGGCACATTGCCGAGCACTTCATCCCAGTAAGCCATCTCAACTCTCCTTCGTAACGCGGGCCATCATTCCGGGCATTTCCGGGTGTGGCGCATAAGCATGTCCATCTTCTCCACGAAACGCGCCTTCTGGCATTTCGTGATCCTCAAGCGGCAACGCCATCTGCCGTCCCGGCATCTGATCTTCGTGCCCTTCGTAGGTATCGCTGATCGGGACTTCGGTGCTTTCCTGCACAGCCTGATCGGTAATTTGCGCGTTCTGCTGCGGCGACATTCCCACATTCTTGAGTAGAATGTCCAGACGTTTAGTGATCGCGTCGTAAACCTCGACCTCTCTTTTTTCGAGTCTCGCCTGGGATTTGCCTTTTTCCTTCGCCAACTCATCCATAGAGGCTTGAAGGGCCTGCTGCATCTGCTGAAGTTGTGCGGCAAGCATCTGCTCGTTTTGCGACGGGCCTTGACCGAGCGCCTGCGGGGGAACCATGCGCTTCAGACGCTCTGCCGCTTCTTCCGCCATCGGGAAGTCGCCAGCGCGGAACATGATGTCGCCAATAACGCTCGTCAGCGCAGGGTTCTGCGTCAGGATCAGAGTCAGCGCATTAAACGCTTCCTCACGTCTCGTCGCATAGCCCGGACCCACATCAGCCAGCACTTCATAACTTCCGACCGCCGGGTTCAGCACCCGCCCGATCACTTCATTATTCTCATTCAATTCCAGCATATGCGCTTGCTGCAACTGCGGATCGAGCTTGACTTCCAGACTCTCATTGTTCTCAGCCAAAATCATCACAACACGGTTGGTGTCGTAAACTTTCGGCACAAGATCAAGAATGATCTTACCAACCTGCCGAATAGCAATCGCCAGATGGTCGATAAAATGATAAGTCGCACGATCTCCCTGCCGTTGCCTTTCGGCTATGGCTTTCCCCGTGCGTTCATTTCCCTGCATACCCAGTTGGTTTTCGTATTGCCCGGAAACCATCTGCATTTCAACATTCGCCACTTCCATGCCTTTTAGCGCGACCGGCGACGGCACAGGTGGTTCAATACGAGAAGGTGGAGGCAAAGGCTTACCATCATCTCCAACAGACTTATAAGGCAGATACGCATGATTTTGGCGATTCGCCGTAGCCCAGTATTCCTCAAAGCCTTCTACGCTTTCCACTCCAACGATCCATGGAGTTTTGGACTGCAAGGCTCCGTATTCTACTGCAGCAGACGCCCAATAGTTATACATACGCTGAGGGTCTTTTAACGCACGGGTGTGACCTTTACGGTCCAGCCTTCCCTCAATAATCGTTTCCTCACCAACAACTGGAATAATCGGAATGGTCTTGCCAATCCAAACCTTTTCTTCTTCCTGCACCACATGATTACCAACAATAAAGTGGTAATGGATCACACGGCGAGTCACGTCACGTTTACGGGTCTGGGGATCATCAAAAATTTTACTTTTCGGATCGACCTTCCGCAAGTCCGAGGCCATAAGCGTCATTGGCTGACCATTCGGACCATCGAACATCAGCAGTTCATCGTTCACGTCTTCCGCTTCAAAATATTCCGCAACGCGAACATGGTCCTCGTCATACCAGCCTTTTTCGCCAACAAGAACTTCCTGCCCAGCAAACTGCTTATACTGCGGATATTTCTGGTCGAACAAATCTTTCGGCATGTCTTCGAAGATAAACGCAAAGCGCGCATCTTCTTTCGCCGGAGCCTTCGCGTCCGGGTCAATATAAACCGTCAGCGGGTCTGCGATACTCGTGATATAAATTTCCTGATCGAACGAGTTCTCGTCCACGTAGTCCGTGTTGACACGCAGATAGCCGATGCCAGCTTCGACCTGAAAGCGCGTGGCGTAATCGTAGTGCGCCGGGGCATTTGACTGATACTCAATGTGTCTCGCGATTCCGTCCCAAATTCGAGCACTTTCCGCTGTCGCACCATTACCAGCAGCACGATACTTAATTCCCGGCTTATTCATCTTCGCATCGTTAATGATGTTCAGATTATGCTGACGGGTCTTGTTGATCGTTAAGGCAGGACGCTCATCGCGCTGCCGATCATTCCACATGCGCGTCGGCCACTGATATTTGTTGTCAGCGTCCGCATTCGCAAAACGAATGTCATCCATGAACAATCTGCGGGCGTAGCTCTCCCAGCCTTCGCAACGCTTAAAACGCTCTTGCGCACGTTTCAGGACTTTCTGGAATTTATCGCTGTCAACTGCTTGCCGTGCCATTTATCCCATCCATCCCAGGCTTTCGCCCAAATTCTGCAACTTACCCATTAACCCGCTTTGACGCTTTAGCGCCCCCGCCACTTTACGACTGCGCCCATCCGATCCACCTTCGTTCGAGGCAATAGCCATGTATCGAAAAGCGTCAGCAGCATGGGACGACCAATCATGCACAGGTTCTGCACTGAACGTCTCAGTCACGGGATTTTCTTCGTAATGATAATGACGAAGAGCGTGTAAAAGGCCCTTCTCACATTTTGCAGCGTCAAACCAGCACGTCGGGAAAATGCTTCTCGCCGCAATAATCCCGTCGAACTTGCTCAACCTCGGCACGATCCGAACCTGAAAACCCGCATCACGCATCTGCTCTTCTATCGACTTCTTCGAACCTAATGTCTTGGCCCGAGCGTCATGCGGCAACCAGCAGATACCATAGTCATAAAGTTCGCCCGTGGAGCCCCTGCGTGTGCGCAGCACATGAATGTAATGATCTAGCCCTTTGAGTCGATTCTCGTAAAAGTCCACGACTCGTCGTTGCATTCCGACGTATTGCTCGAAGATAATTGCCGTGCTGTCTGACCGGCCAAGATCGAAATACAAATTAACAGCAGAGCTAGAATGGTGAGGAACGTGTGTGATACGACCTTCTTCAGCGCAGTCACGAAGTTCGTCCGCATAAACCGCTCCTTCCAGACTTTTTCGGCACTCCCCTTCCCACACATGCAAATACGCATCGCGGTCGCGGACTTTAAGATCGAGCATTTCCTGCTTCAAAACCTGCGGAAACCACGGATTATCGCGCCATGAAATCTTCTGCACAATCGCGTTCTTCGGCGGCTGCAGCACAAATCTCACATACGTATCATCGCTCTCAAGCTCCGGGTTAAACGAAGCCCAGATTTCAGAACCTTCCTTACGGATCGTCGGAATAAGCACGTCCCACGAGGTCTTCGTGACTTTATTCGCTTCTTCCACCCAGCAAATGTCCACACCTTCATATGACTTAATCTTCGTGACATTGTTTCGAATGCCCTCGAAAGAAAATTCCGAGCCTGTAGACGGGCAATAAATTCTTGCCTGCTCGATCTGATAAAAACCTTGCAGTCCTAAAAGATCAATCTGGTCACTTAAAACTCTGTGCACCGAGTCACGAATTGAGTTTTGTAATTCACGAGCACAGAGAATGCGAAGGGTCTTTTTTGCCGCAAGCAGCACCAGTGCCCTCGCAATTCCCCATGACTTCGCGCCACCACGACCGCCATATAAAACTCGATAACGCACAGGCAAACCATTGACCTGCGGCCAGAACAAGCATTGCAGCTTTTCCGGCCACTCAATCACTTTTGCATTTTGTGCGGTTAAGTCCATCTTATACGCAATCCGTAGTGGGCTTATTTCTTCTTGCCGACCTTGGCATTGTAAGCAGCAAGGCCCTTTTTGTCCATCGCCTTGTCCTTGGCAGAGCCTTCTTTCACGCCCTTTTTCTTGAGCGCTGCGTCCTTTTTCTTGTCCATCGGCGAGCGTTCCCACTCAGCCATCGTCATTTTGCCCTTCGCCAAATCAATTACCTCCCGGCTGCTTGCTGGACTTCAGACTTTTCAATTCTTTCTGCTGCGTATTCGGGGCGATACCGCCTTTGTTCGCCTTCGCAGACATCAGTTTACCCATGTCATGCTTCATGCCCATAACATGACTTTCACGATCCGGGCGTTTATGGTCACAACACTTTTTCATATCAGTCTTCCTTTCTTGTCCGATCCCACAACTTAAACGTAATCTGCAACGTCAGATAAATGCAACCCAAAATCGGGACGAAAATCGCCGCGACATCTGAATACGGCTTTATCTGTTGCAACCACATCGGTGACGTTATCGCCGCCCCCGCAACAACCCCTCCTACCTTTTCATTTGTCGTCGTAAACAATGCCCCAACAAGATCGGGCGTCGAATGATCTGGGTGCATTGGCATTGTTTTCTCCAAATTACGGGACATAAACCGGCTGGCCGGTGTTGACGTTATTACCAGTCGCACCGCCATCAACAATATTGGTGATCGCGGCAGAATTAATAACTTTCAAATTCCGCCTTGCCGCTGAATCAACGAGCGAATTGCCCTGTAGGCAGACGGAAAATGTGTTACCAGGGGCCGGGATCATCGTCATAGAAATCGCATCAGCCGCGCTTTGGAAACTGCCGATATTATTCTGAACAACAAACGTGTTCAAAGTCGATCCCGCAAGACCTCCATCATAGCGCATACAATATGTGCCATAATCTGCGTGGTTGTTGCTAAACTCTATCGTAGCAAATTTACCGTTATTCGCGCTGCCACCTTGTGCAATATCCCAATGAACTGTAGCCGCATCCACCGCACGGGTTATGTTATTCACAACCCGCAAATACGCGAGCGTATCATTCGGTTGGGTATAAAGGGCCGCCAATGGCTGCGTAACTCCCGCACCCATACCCTGCATCAGACAGCCGCTTACTTCCAAGCTCGCACAATACGACAAAATGCCATACAGCACAGGATTATAAATCGAACAATTATTAATCTTCACTCTCGAAATCGTGCCACTTGTCCAGGTTCCAGTAAACGGGTCCATCTTTACTCCGACATACGGCGACGTGACGGTGCAGTTATTAATCTGAATATCGTCGATATTTACCGTCAATCCTACCGGCGGTGCCGAGTCGTTAACCAACTGGAAAAGGAAACCGGAATTATTTATCGACGTTCCCGGCGAGGCATATATGATATTGCAGTTGGATACGGTAACGCGGCGAACATCGCTTTCAGTCTGCGGCGCAACAAATCCAATCCCATACGGCGTATCCGCGCCGCCAGTCGGCGTGAGTCTAAACAAACAATTACTAATCTCAATATCGGTTGAAGACTGAATAATCATTCCACCGTATGCCGGATTAAGGCTGGTATATCCAACTACAGCGACATCGCTCGTCTGCGTTAATTTCACGCCAAACGAATATTCACTCTGACATCCCGAAATGACATGGGAAAATCCACCAGAGATATAGTGCGATGCGGAAAATCCCGGCCAAGCAATACTCGCAGACGTGCAGGCGCAGCCTTGCATCAATCCATTATAACAATTTCCGAAATAAAACACCTTCACGTTATAATTTTGCGCGTGACTATTCACCAGTCGAACATGGTTCGAACTTTGAATATTAAACACCGCATTCGGTTTCGTCGCCACAGCGGTCTGTGAGTTGAGCGCCAGACAGCCATCAACGAGAAGATTAGCCGCATAAAACGTGCAAACAGGGCCGCTCGGAAAATTTGTGAACGTCACATTCCGAATAGTCACGTTGTCAACTGAAGAACCGACTGCTCCATTCACAAAAACAGCACTACCGATCGGCGATCTAACGAGCCCTGCACCACCGCCAGTCCAATCCGCCACCGGAACCGGCATCCCCGTGCCGTCTAGTTTATTCACTTCCAGCGTCGAGTTCGCACTCAACAGCACTAAGAAATTATCAGCATAACCCGCTGCGGCTTTTATCGTGCCGGGGCCATACAACTTAGTATTCGCCGGGAGCGTAATATACGAGCCAATCGCATAAGTTCCAACTGGCACATACACCGACGTGGAAGCTGCCATCGCCGCCGCAAACGCTGCAGTATTATTCGCAACGCCATTACCGTTTCCACCAAAGTCATCAACACTCACGCTTTGACGTAGTTTAGTCTGCACTGTTTCCGTAACAGCGCCAGCGCCACCCTGCGTATATCCAACCAGCGAAGACCCGCTGCTTGCCGCTAGCGCAGCATACGACACCTTTTCCACGTCAAGTTCGTTAATAGCGCCCTGCACCGTTGTCGCCGCAACAGTGCCAGCCGGAGTATTCGCGATATAAGTCGCCCGCACAAGTTCGCGTTTCCAGCGATTACCCTGCGCATCCACAATCACAGTCGTGCCGTTATCCGGCGTCGTATGATCCGCAGCGTCAAGATAGAAAAGTCCACCGCCATCGCCCAACACCGTGTTATAAACCAGCGCAAAAATTTCAGGGCTATTAGCCGCCGGTTTATTCCACGCCTGAAGTGCCGCAATATTCGTTATAATATTAACAACGCCATTCAATCCACCAACAGGCAGTGCAGCAAACGATTGCCACGTATTCACATCTGTGGCGATGAAATAAACACTATCCCCAGCGCCCAGATAAATACCAACATCACCCGGAACTCCGTCAATCGTCGATCCGCCTTCCGCAAACACCACGACAGTATTCGGAGCATCATTCACGATCCACAGCAGCCGCCCCGGAAGCGCCTGTTCAATCACCACACCCGCATTCGGAGCGGACGCCGCTGTGATCTGCGTAACAGTATCAACGATCTTTGACGACGTTAAAACCGTTCCACCCGCTTTCGCCGCCAGACTTGAAGTCGTAGACCATTGCGGATTTGCAACTCGATCATTCAACTGATTTCCGTCAGTCAGTCGATACCCAGGGGCGAACGGATCAGGCGTCGTCATCTTTTATTCCTTTACGAAGGCTGAACTTCTGACGTTTCCGGGGTCTGCATTCCCTCCGGCAGCAACTGCGGATCAGCCTGCTGTTTCATTTCCGCGATAATCTCAGAAACTTCCACGAACGGCAGATTTCCTACACCCTTCATCACCACATTCCATTTTGCAATGGTCAATTCAATTTTAATCAACTTTTCCATTTTTGGCTCCTTCCACACTCATTCCCACGGCAGCGGTGGACTCACCACGGGCGGATTGATCTGATTAGCAATCTGCTGGTCAAGCGCCTCAACCTGCGCCGAAAGCAGTTCAGGGCCGAAAGCATCTTCAAGCCAGCCGATGACCAGCTCTTCAGTCAAAGCAGCGTAAGGCGTGAACGGCGCTTCGGGATCAAGCGTCACGGGCTGCGCGCCATAGATGCCGGCATTGTAAGTGCCGTCCGTCGCCTGACGACGCCAATGGACGGTGAACACAACATCTTCCTTGCCGTCCTGTTCAGGATAGCACTCAAGTGCCGAGATGAGCCAAGTGTAGGTGTTAGCCATGATAATTCCTTATGCTGCGCCAAGTGTCGTAATAGTTCCACCAGAACCACGGTATTTCAGAGCACCTGCTTCAACATACAAAATGCCGCCTGTAATGTTGGCTGTTGGCGCGGTGCCGTTCGAGATGTTGATGGTCTTAGCGGAAGTTGTGGCAGCATTGGTAACGCCCACTAGCAAATTGCCGTTCGCGTCGAGCGTCATTATCTGCGTAAATGTGGCGGTATTTCCTGCGGTGCCGGAGGGTGCGGTGTACCATTGAAAACCACCGCTTCCGGTTTCATTTCGGCTTGCGTAGTCAGTATTTTTATAAATCCAGTTACCGGCAGTGTTTCTGTAAGCGTTTTCGGAAAATCCAGTGGATTTAGTGGCTACACGCCCATAAAATGAAGAGCTTATGCCAATGTCCAATGACTTGTAATCGGTGGACCAAGCATTCGGCGTTGCGGCCAGTCCAAGGTGGCCAGAAGCATCTAGCGTCAATGCCTGCGTAAAACTAACAACATTACCCGCAGTGCCTGAGCCTGCAATAAACCAAGCATGGGTTGCCGTGCCATTCAACCCACATTCATACTTCGCAGCAGCCGCTGTGGAGTTGTAAATATAATTACCGGCACTGTTTTGATAACAGTTAAAAGTATGCAATGCTGCGCCGGAAGATGCCTGCGCAACAGCGGTCAAAGTTCCAATTTGGACAGCTTTTCCCACCCACGCAAACGGCGTATATCCGACAGCTAACACCGTGCCATCAAAAACAAACGTGGCTGACGAATTAAAAGCACTTGTGGCATTTCCATACGGAATGCGCCCTGCCGCCAAAGTCGTCAAACCCGTGCCGCCATTCGTAACGGCCAGCGTTCCACCGAGCACAATCGCCCCGTTTGTCGCGACAGCAGGGGTAAGTCCAGTTGTTCCCGCGCTAAACGTCGTAACTCCTCCGCTTGCCGGAGTAGTCGAATAATCAAACGTCCCTGTGAACGGATTGAAAACCCATGCCATGATTTTAACTCCGCGTCACGGTCAGCAGATTACCCGAACCATCATACGTCATCGTCAACGTGGTGACTATCGTGCCGCTCGCCCCACCCAACTTATACACCACAGTCGTTAAATTGCTTCCCGTGTAAGAACACGAGATATAATCGTATTCCGCAGGACTTAACGGCTGAAACGCCACAACCGCCGGGGCATAAGTGCCCTGTCCATCAGACATCGGAACGAGCTTTGTCGCCACGCCCGTCTGATAATCATACATTTTTGCGTCAGGGGTGATCGCCATGATCTGTTCCTCAAATCTTCAAGCAAATTGCCTAAAAGGTGAGGGGCACTAGGCCCCTCGCGCAATTCTTAGTTATACGCCCACGCATAAGTCGTCGCGCCGCCAGTGTTCGTGCACATAACCGTGCGCGAAACAGCGCCCGTCGCGCTAACAGCCGAGCCATACGTGCCGGTGCCATACGCCGTGCCATTCGTGACGGTCGCCAGCGAACCCAGCGTCGTCGCATCGCAAGTCGGCAGCGCCGCAATCGTCGAAGACGGCAGCTTGATGTAGGTCGAAACCGAACCACCAGCCGACAGCACATACGAACGCAGCTGCTGAACCTGGATCATTTCGGTCTGCGGATTGACGCCGCCGCCACCCGAAGTCATCGCAGTCGAAGCGACGGTCTGCGAAACGCTAACAGTCCACGTTCCGCCCGAACCCGACACAATCGCCGTGCCCGGAGCGACATTCGCGCCAACGATGTTCTGTCCGACATAAATATTGCCGGTGATGCTCGTCGCCGTCAGCGTCGTTCCAGAAATCGAGCCCGTGAAGCTCGCGCCAGACGCAACAGCGCCCGTGTCCGCAGGGATGTATTCAAAACCAGTCAGCGGGGACGTAGAAAGCGGATAACCCGGAAACTGACCAGCAGCATAGGCGGAGCCCGCACCCAGAAGCGCAAGCAGTCCGCCGACAAGAGCAACCTTTTTCATCATTTGCCTCTTATGAGCGAGATAGCTCCGCGCAGTCCGTCACTCTGCACGGGATTTCCAACATTCTGGGTGACGCCAGACTCAAAATCAGGATTTCCCGGCACAAATCTGTCCGGGGCCTGATAATTTGCATTGCCCTTGCGAGCTTCTTTGCCGAAAGTCCCAGTCTTCTCGTCGTATTTATATTCCGTCGAGTGCTGAGTGCGGCTTGTGTTCACGCCACGGAGCGGGCGTTCCGCAATTACTTTTCCGCTGTTCTTGCCATTTGCCATTTTCTCATCGGCGCAAGCGCCGCCTTCTAAGCGTATGCTGCCCGAGGCGCTTACGGGCCTTGGCCTGCGAGCATACTGGCCCCTTTGCCGCAAGCCGTCAATGCTTTTTGCCTCTAAAAATAGTCAAAAATGGCTCTGACCTAACACCAATTTCAAAACATTGTGCAAAACAATCGTCACAATTCCCAGCCCAACCAGCCGGATAGCGAAATACAGGAAAAATTCCCAGTCTGGCGGTAACATTTGCCCACCTTTCGCCGTCAAATCGGCATTCGCTCCATCCAATGCAGCACCGGGATGACGCCTTGCGTTTCCGCCCGCAAAATCGCCCCCTTCAAGCTGGTTTCGACCAGTTTTGTATCAGGGCATTTGCTTAAATGTCTCGCGGCCACGATCCCAAGAGGCTTTTTATCCGGCCAGACCTTCTCCACAATCGGAAAATACAATTCATGCAGCTGTCTCATGCCTTGGTCAACATCAGTCAACTTGCATTCAATCACCACAATCCGCTTTTGCCCTTCAATAATCAAGTCCATCTGGCAATGTCCAGGCCCGTTCAAATCCTTAAATTCAAACCACTGCCCGTGTTCCGCTCGCGGGATCGCCGCGCTTAACGCCTTTTCATAGCGCAAGCCTGCCGCTTTCGACCCTTTCGGCCTGCTTTTCGGGATATGGGCGGGGCGCAAACACCTCGCCGCATAAACCAGCCCGACCACTGCGCGATGATACACCTTTATCCCTTCGCGTAAGGCGCTTTCTTTTCACCGATTTTCATTCCAGCCTTTTTCGCCGCTTTAACCGCAACAGCTTTGCCTTTCGCATCGCCCCCGCCCATCGCTTTGCCGTTCTTACACGCTTTTGTTTGCATCTTCGCCATGTCTTTTCTCCGCAACCCAAACCCAGATTTCCTTTCCCCTCACCTCCAGCATCAATTCGCCGTTCGGATGATCTTTCGGGGAAAACTGCAAAAACCCATACGCCCGGAGTGGAAAAGGGCCGCTTTCCACCGCTTCAATTTCCAGCAGCCCTTCAAACACTCCAAGCCGATACCGAGTCATTTCTTCTTCACTTTTGCGGGCAATCGCTTGAGCGCACCTTTGCCTTTAACCTCAAATTCTTTGCCCACGCTCTGCGGGATGCACAACCGCTTCGCAGCCTTCGGGTCATGCGCCACCATCGCCATGAGTTTTGCTTGCGCTTTGCTTTTCGCGGGCATATCAAACTCCTTGCATCGTCACAATCACAGACGGGATCGCGGGGCGCGCAGGGCTCACGCCCGGAACCGCCGGATGCGCCGCCTGTGCAAACAACCTCATATTCACATCCAGCGACCACCACGCCAATTCCAAGAAATCCCCCGCCGCCAACGGCAGCACAAAATTCCACGCCGCCACGACCTTCGCGTTATTATTGTTCGCATCACTCGCCGTGTTCGACCACGCCAATGGCTGCCCGTTCTTTTTCAGCCAAACCTCAAACGTGTCCTGCCCGGAATCCGTTTTATCAAACTGCGCGGAGAACTGCAGATTATAAACTCCCGCTCGCGTGACAGTGATCTGCGAGCCCCCCACAATGCTAATGCCCAACGACGAGTCCACCGTGTTGAACGTCATAATCTGTTCATTCGCCGCCGTCGCCGGGGGAGCCGCTGGCTGGATTGTCGTGTCATACGCGGAGATGTAATCA